GCCGTGACGCAATATCCGGCTAAGAGAACGCTGCAGTTCAACACCGACGCGCTGCGCTTTCTTGACGGGACCGAGCAGCGGTTTCGAGATAACTCCTCGGTACTGCATCAGTGGACAATCCAACTCGATTTGCTGGATGAATCAGAGCTGGCCGCGTTCGACCAGTTCTTTGTGTCCAACCAGGGAAGATTCGGCAGCTTTTCATTCACCGACCCTTGGGACGGAACAGTCTATCCCAACTGCAGCCTGGGCGGCGACTCTTTCGGCTTCCAACTGCGAGCCGAGATGCGGGGCCAGACTGTGCTCACCGTCTGCGAAAACAGAACCTAAGATGTATTACTTTCCACAGCTTTCTTCGGGCGCGACGGGCCAGTTTCCAATCACAAGGCAACGTTCCGCGAGGACTGTGATAAATCAGAGTATCGAAGGCTACCAGGTGAAACTGGCCGATCCCGCAGCGGCCATCACGGAATGGCACCTGTCTTTCGTCGAGATGAACGACCAGGAGCTAGCGGCGCTGGAGGCTCTCTTCCAGGCCGTCGAGGGCCGGCTAACGCCGTTCACGTTCCTCGATCCTGTGGACAATCTGCTGGCGTGGAGCGAGCAACAGGACCAGGCCGTCTGGCAGGCAGACCCCCTACTGACGTTGACGGCCGGCGTGGCGGATCCGATGGGGGGAACGGCTGCTTACCAAGTTGGCAACCCTACGGCTGCTACATTGATGTTACAGCAATCGATCACGGCGCCGGCATCGTTAGACTATTGCCTCAGCCTTTATGCGCGCAGCGACCAGAGCACGGAAGTGTGGCTGATTCGCGGCTCGGCGACGGACGCGCAGGCTATAAGTCCGCAGTGGACGCGCCTGAATTCCGCCGGACAGTTGTCCGATACCGACGAATCCATCAGCTTCGGCATCGCGCTGGACCCAGGTTCGACGGTGGACGTCTTCGGCATCCAGGCGGAGGCACAAACTACAGCCTCGCTCTACAAACAAACCGCCGAAACGGGCGGCGTGTATACGAACGCGCGTTTTCGGGACGACACGCTAACCATAACAACGGTTGGCCCGAGCCGCTATTCCTGCGAGTTGGATATCGTCAATGTTGAGTATTTATGATCTGAAAGAACTGGCGGTCACCGATACGCCGCTGCTGCTGTTCCAATGCCTATTGCAAAACGGCCAGGCAGAGTACTGGAGCACGCACCAGGTGACTTATGGCGGAAATACTTACGCGCCCCTGGTGATAAAGCATAACCTGTTTCAAATTCAGACTTCCTCGGATCAGGGCGTGGACGCGATTCCGCGCGTGTCACTCTCGATGGCCAACGCGGACTCCTACTTCTCCGAACTGGAGCGGTCGGTAGGTTGGAAGGGCGCCGCGATGACGGTTAGCTTCTTGTTTTACAACCTGCTGGAAGGCGCGGCGACATCGGACGCGGCTGTGTTGTTCCAGGGCATTGTAAACCCCCCCGACCAAAGCACCGAATCGTTGTTCCAACTCTCAGCTGTCAACAGCATGAACATGCAGCGAGTGCTGCTGCCGCCGGTCCGGATCCAGCGGCGGTGCCCGTGGCTGTTCCCTTCGAATGCACAGCAAAGGCAAGAGGCGGTCAGTGGGGGCAGCAGCGGACAATACTCATTGTTTTACCCTTGTGGATATTCACCCGATCAGCCCGGCGGCGTCGGCACGATGGTGGGTGGCGTCCCTTACACTACCTGCGGCTTTACGCGCACTGACTGCGAAGCGCGTGGAATGTTCTCCGGGCCGATGCGGTTTGGAGGGCTTGAGTTTGTGCCGTCGTCGATTCAAGTGCGGAGTTACGGGAGTGGATGGCAATATGCCGCCGTAGAAGACAATATCGCAATCTACAATGACTTCGTACCCATGTTGTACGGCACGGCCTGGTATTATCCTCCAATCGTATTCACGCGAAACGACGGCAACCTGACACATATGGAAGTGCTGCTGGGAATGGGCCCGATCCAGGACGTACAGATGGTGCTGGTAAACCAGATCGCCATCCCGATCGGGCAATCCGGCCAGAACATGAACGCCACGGGGTGGTACAACCTGGTCAGCCCAGGCACCCGCAACGGCGCGTTCAATCCGGACTTCACGGACGCAGCGGGCAACCCGGCGGGCGATCCTTACGGCAGCATGGCCTATCTGGCCGTCGTGGTTCCGAATCAGATCAATAACGGTCAATCGCTGCCGACCGTGCAAGTGCTGGCCGATGGCTTGCAATTGCCCATCTATGCGGCTGATGGCACTTACCAGAACACGGCGTTCAGCGCCAACCCGGCATGGATTCTGTTGGACATTCTACAGCGCAGCGGTTGGGGGACTGAGAGTGTCGATCTGACGACATTCGCGGCGACAGCGGCGTATTGCGATCAGCAGATCCAGACTCAGGATTTGAACGGCAACAATATAATGATTCCGCGCTTCCAATGCAACTTTTGTTTGCAGGGCCGGCGCAACGCGGCGGACACGATTCGCGGAATCCGAAACTCGGCGAGGCTGCTGTTCACTTACAGCGTGGGGGGCCTGCTGCAGTTACAGGTGGAAAACTCCATCGCACTTCAGCAACCGACACAGGAGGCCTGGACCAACAGCACGGAACCGCTGAATGGCGGCTGGCCCGCGTATGAATTTAGCGACGGATCGACGGGCACCGCGAACATTCTGCGCAAGGCGAGCGGAGAGCCCAGCGTACAGGTGACTTCCAGGAGCATTGCCGACACGCCGAACCAGGTTACCGTCGAATTCCAAGATTCGTTCAACGCGTACCAGCAGGACAGCCTACTGACGGTAGACGTGGATGATATCCAGCTTACCGGCCAGGTGATCACTACGACGCTCATGGTTTTGGGAATCCCGAACTACGATCAGGCTGCGCGGATCTCTCAGTTTACGCTTGACAAGGCAGTCGGCGGAAACACGTATATCACATTTGACACTAGTATCATGGCGCTGGGTCTGCAGCCGGGCGACATCATCGCGGTAACCTACCTAAAAGAGGGCTTCGAGCGCCAGCCCTTCCGCATCACCAAGATTGCGCCGGGCATGAATTATCGGATCACGACGATTACGGCGCAAGTCGAACAGGACGAATGGTACCTTGACACCAACGGCCAGATACCGGGAGGCACCGGCGCTAATCCCCAACCCAACGCCGGCGTAGGCGTGCCGCGGCCGCTGTTAGGCAATATCATCGACGTTAACGGAGACCCTGAGTACCAAATCGTGGAGAGTTCCAGCAACGACAGCGACGGCAGTATCAGCGAAGAGCTGACGGTAGGATTTGCGGTGCCGTCAACTATAGCAACGGGCGGCCCGGGAATACCGCTGGTAAGCCTGGCAGCCACGATCGGGGCGGGTGGCACGTTGTCTGGCGGCCAAACCCTGTATTACGCCGTGAGCGCGTTGGATTCGGCGGGAAACGAGAGCACGCTGTCGTTCGTGATACTCGCCAGCATACCGCCCGGGTCGAACACGAATAGCGTTAGCCTGACGGGACTCAGCTTTGACTCCAACACAACCGGTTTCAACGTGTACCGGGGGCCGAATCCGCAGCAGTTGGGCCGGATCGCCACCAACCAGACACTCAGCACCACCTTTACCGATACGGGTTTACCGGCGCAGGTATGGGTGCCCCCGGATGCAGCTTTCGACCACGCGAATTTCTATTGGCGGACGGAACTGCAGCCACCCTACAATGCGACCATCGCGACTGCCACCACGGTCGGCAACGCTACCGCTGAAATGGGGGGCGCCAATTACAACGGCATGATCGTGCGAATCATGAGTGGAACGGGCGCGGACCAAGAATACACGATTGCCTCAAACACCGCGACTACTTTGACTCTAGCAACAGCTTGGGCCGTGCAGCCGGACCCCACGAGCCTTTTCGTTGTAGCAGAGGCAGCCTGGCATTTCGCGGCCACTTCCAAGACGAGTCCGGTGACGTTCGAGATCCCGAACGAGACGGGGGTGACGCTGCACGTACAGGGCAGGGGCGCAAACGCGAATAATTTAGAAGGACCGCCGCTGCTATCGACGCTTACCCGATGGACGATTGGTGGCGGAGGCTCGGGCGATACGGCGCCTCCCCCGCAGCCGGTTTTTGGCTTGGGCACATCGCCGCTGCAAAGCGGCACGATGGAACTGAGCGGGGTTTCGTTCCCGACGCTGACTAATACTTACAGCGTGATGGCGGGTACGCTTACTGTTTATTATTGGGACGAACTGGTGGGGGATACTCCTTACACGGTATCGTCGCAGATGGCGGCAACCGACACGACCATAAACATAACGCCCGCAGGGACTGCGGCAGCGGGTTCCTTCCTGCAAGTCGAAGCGGAGGTGATGCAGGTCGTCGCTGTCGAAAATGGGGGGCTGCAATACCAGGTTACCCGGGCCATGCATGCCACGCTTGCGGTGACACACGCCGAAGCCGTAGCCGT